CGTCTCCCGCCCACCGAAGCACATATCCAGGCTCCGCAGACTTGAAAGCCTGTTCCGCCTTGTGCGCTCTCATGACCAAATAGAGTTTCATCGGACCACCTTAATCCTAAGCTTTTTCTTTCCAAATTCCTTGGCTTTTTGGTGGGAGCTGAAGTAGATGTCCCACCGGCCGTCAAGCCTCTTGGCCGTGCGGTCTTGTACAATTCTTCGTCCAACCCCTTCAATCTCCACCACCGCTCCAAAGGGGATAGAGCGTGGAGCTGCCACTGTGATCCCTTCTTTTGGCCATGCCCCGGATGCGGTCGGGGCCGGCGCAGCAGGACCGCAGCAGAGACGGCACCCGCAGTAGGCCGTCACAATCGCAACCAGAACGTTGGTCATGCTCCAGAGCCGGTCCGGTTACGGGCCCGGGGTGAGGGTTAACCGGCGGCCGCCGAGTTTGCCTCGGCTGCCATCTGACGCAAAACGGACTGGCACAGCAACCCAGCTGCCCGCAACAGCATCCGATTCCCACGCCGCACGGCTTCCCGCGCGGCAAACAAGGCGACCTCTTCAAGGTCTTCTTTGCAGAGTCCCAATTCATCTATTGGGACTATGTAATCGCCTTTTGTCGCATCATTATCTCTGACAACGACAACGATCTCAGGGATGCCGTACTTGTCTCTTGCGTCCAGCTCGACGCTGGACAGAGGTATCGGATCTCCGATGCCCCACATGGCAGCGGTAGCGATTGCCGCGGTCCACGCATCCCCGTCAGTTGCATGACGCCTCCCCTTGCCGAGATTGACGAATGGGGAAAGTCGCATGCTCGGCGGTGTCCAGCCTGGCGATTTTTCTGTCGTAAGTCTGGCTTCGAGCCATAACAGGGCTCGAGCTTTGGGGTAAACGCGTCCTGCGAATTTACAGGCTGCCTCATATGCCTGCTCCACCCGCTTTTGATGCCTCATGCGGGCTGTCGCCTTCAGGATGGCATTGACGGCTGCAGCGTCGATGCCGTTGAGTTCTTCGATAATCTCTTTGCGTGTCATACTATTGTTCCTGTAGCCGCCCCTCGGTTCGATTGCCCCTCCGGCCCGGGGCGGGTTGCGGGCCGGAGAGGGCAGATCACACAAAAGTCATCAGGCGTCACTATGCAATATGCCGCCGGATCCAATCCTGGCCATCGGCGCTCCGAACCCACCGATCCAAAATCGCTTCCAACACATCGGCCAGATTGGAAGGACAACTCTCTATCATTCCCGACTCCCAATCGTAAACACCTGTCGAGGACAAACGAAGCGTCCCCTCATTATCGGTCCAGATGTTGTAGCGACCATCTGGTCGAATGCTCATGTACCCCCAGTCCCAGTACACGAAGACGGCGTTATCGTGGGCTTCAACATACGCTTTCATGCTTCCTCCTCTGCTTGGCCGGCCTGTGCGCCGGGAACCTCTTCATTTCTAGTTTCCTGTTCCTCGGTTCCGTTCACAGCTGAACGGCCCGGTTCGTTCCAATAGCCCTTCTCCTCCACATATCGAAGGGCATAGATAAGAAATCTTGGAGGAACCGTCTTTCCTCTGACATAGTTTGCGATCGTTCCCCTGGAGACCCCGAGCACCTTCGCCATTCGGTTGATGCTCAGGTGATGCTTTTCCATGTACTTTTTGATGTGCTCATTCGGTTTCATTTTAGCTTGACTGGGTTGACCACACAGAGAAATTCCTCATCCACAATCCTTAAGAACCTGTCTTCCCTGAGCTGGAGCCTGGATCCATGCTTCCAGGGAAGGCGGAGTACGTTCCGGAGTGTGAGGAACACGACGGGAAAGTTTTCCACTGGAGACTCAATTCTGGTCTCGCATTTGTCGATCGTCCAGCTCTGCAACGGTGGTACACCCTTGAGGCGGAGAATGAGCCGGTCCTCTACGATGCCCAAGGTCACCACCAGATCGTCTTGCGAGTACCGGACGTTTCGTGGAAGGACGGGACGCAGGTCGGTCTTGGTGGCCCAACCTGAGAGATCCGGACGACGACAGAGAACCGCCTCATGCTTCACTTCTCCCCCTTCCATCCACCTTCGCAACCTTTCATACCGCTCAAGATTCGCCTCCAGTGGCGAAAACTTCAGCATGGAGGTTCCGTTGATCAGGACCTCATCCTTTTTGACCTCGACCTCTTTCGCTCCCCTCGGGTTGACGAGGCGCGAAAGGGCAGCCGAGGCGACCACAAAGGGCTCCTCATCCTGCCCCGTGTAGTACATGAGGGCTCCCCATTCGTCCATCCCGACGGCGACGCCCCGGCCGAAGTACACGAGGTCGCCCGCCCTAGTCCGGGCGAACCTGCACAGCATCTTGGCCTGACGCGCAGTGAGCTTCATAAACTTCCCTCGGCTCTATTATCTGCAGAAGATCACAAAATTTGAGCCCCCCGTACATCACCAGAAACCGCTTCCCGTCCTCCTCCACCTCGCACCTAAGTCCAACAAACGGAACCGCTTGTTCAAGGCCCCACCTCCGGATGGAGGGCCAGTCCAGGTAGGCCATCGCCTCCCGACGGTCCCGCCGGTGCACCAGCATCCAGCCGCGCGAACCGGCCGCACGGTGCTGGTGGTAGGCCTGCAGGATGATCTTTTCCCAAGGCTTCTGCGCGGAACGCTCCGGAGCATCTATCATCTCGAACGGGGAGCCGTACGAGTTCCCCCGCTTCAGCTCAATGGTCCATTCCTGAAGGAGCGGAAGCCCGATCGGGTCGATCGCAGCAATGTCGCCGTACGACCCGAACGTCCGAAGCCCCTTCTGCATCCGGAACGTGGCCCGTCCTCCCGACTGGGAAGTCCGCCAGAAGACGTCGTCCCGTTGACCCTTCGTCCACCAGAGCGAGAGCATGCGGCAGATCTCCCGCTCAAACTGGGCTCCCTTGCTTGCTTTCATACTCCAACTGGTACTTGCGGCAAATTTTTGCCCATCCCTCCTTTGAAAGGCGGTCCTCCTTAACCTGAAGATGAGGAACACCCTCAAATGGAAGCTTTACAAGAGGAAGGTTCTTTTCGATCACCTCCCGGTGGAGTCGGAACGCTTCCTCCCGATTGTTGCGCAAAAGCTTTAGAGCGGTCTTCTCTCCGACCCCAGGGGCCCCAGGGACACCATCTGATCGGCAGCCTGCAATTGCCTTTACGAAAGCCCAGTCTGTCGGATCCACTTGGTACTGGTTCAAAAATTGACGCCTGCCGAAAAATTGCTTCTTCCTCACCCGATAGATCACCACATGGTCCTTCAATACTTGGTAGAGGTCGGAGTCGTCTGTTGCCAGTACGAAGTAGTCTTCCTCGGGAACACGGAGAGCAAGGGAAGCCATCAAGTCGTCCGCTTCAAATCCTTCACATGTCCAAATGTTGGCATATCCCAAGGTGGGCAAAACTTCTTCCTGCAGAATGGAGATCTGCCGGTAGAGCTCGTTCATCTCGTAGGGATCTACATGTTCCTTACGAGATTTCTTATAGTCAGGGAAGAGTGCCCTCCTGTAGGGAGAGGGACCGTCGAAGCAAAAAACCGTATAGTTGGGAACGATCAGGTCTGTGAGCTGGAGGACGTAGTGGAGAAATCCATAGAGGACTCCATCCGGTCTCCACTTAAACACGTAGAAGGAGACGTGGCATAGATAGGTTGCATCCAGTGCGAGAAAAACTCTCACTTGTTCTCCATTTTCAACACCAGATAGATTGCAAGGGATTTGATCCTGTCCGGAATGACAGAATTCTTCAGTGTCTCAAATTCTACCTCCCTTCCCCCGAACTCGATCTCTTCCTTTACCATCAGATCGTACTCCTCGTCGGAAACAACGCGAACATTGTAGTGAAAGAAAGCATACCGAAGAGCCCAAATCAGATCCATTGTGGGTACCAATGTTGTGTCCGGATTGGTAGGCTTGTATCGCTTGGGAGGCTGAATTTCTGACGGGTCCCGCATCAAGAGCCTTGCAGTAGCCTCGACAGGAATCCCCCTCTCCGCATGGCACCGGATCATTCTCATCTCGTTGGGAGAGAACTTTTTGCCTTTGCGACTGATCCTTCGGACAGGCTGGTACCGGGTAACATAGTCAAGAGTATTGTATGCGAACATCTCAAGCTGGCGCCGAATCGCCTTCGGATTCCTCCCAAACATGACTGCCAAGCGCTTCGGATGACAGCCTGCAAAGAAAAGGTCCAGCATCCTGTCCAGTTCAGATTTTTCCCATGGAGCATCATTGTTTGGATTTTTGACCTCTTCTTCCGGAATCAGAGGTACCGCCTTTTCCGATTGAGACTGCAGGCCTCTTCGATCTCGTTCCATACCTTGCCTACGAGTTCCTGAAGTTTGGGCTCCAGGTTATTTTCTTCAATGTAGGAGATCACGCTCTCCACGGTCCCTTCAAAGTTGATCTCCGGACACTGGATCACCCGTTTCCCTTCAGCCTTCTTCCAATAGTTTTCCGACACCAGAAATTCGACACAAGACCCGACATCATCAATACCGAGGTCGTAGTAGATAGGAACCGTAACACTGCGATCCTTGCCGACCTTTCCTGTGATGCGGTTCTTTTTCACCTCGGCGAGGCACCGGACTCCTACTGTCCGCTCCTTGCCACGAACTATCCGCTTGATCTTGGCAGCAACACTGGTCCAGATCTCAAGGTGGGCGTAAAACCTGAGCGCTCGACCACCCGAACGGGTCTTCGGCTCAAACCCCATGCCAAGGTTGTCCCGCGTCTGTCCAATGATGATCAGAATGCATCCCATCTTCCGAATGCGGGAGAGGACCTGACGCAGGTGCTCCGAGTGGTACTTGGCCTTTCCGTCTGTGTAGAATCCAACCACCTCCTTGCCCTTTTCGATCGCCTCCTGTTGCTCCCGAAACTTCTCAATGGAAGCAAGAGAGGTCAGGGCATCCTGAGAGTCCAGTACATAGATGAACGGGCGTCCCTCGTCCAGCAACCGGTTGATGTGGATGTAGAAGGATTCTACAGTGTCGCTGCAGACAGGCTCCCCTTTCCTGTACCGGGGAGGTTCCATCCGCTCAGCGACCGTCTTGCCGAAGTACCTCTCGATGTCCATCAGGGCACCGCCCTCCACATCGTCAAAGATCAGGCGGTAGTCCTTGAAGTTTGGATTCCTGCAGGCTTCGGCAAAGCAGGTTAGTGAAATCCAAGTTTTACCCGATGCCGAATCCCCCACGATGTAGTAGTACCCTCCTTTGAGAAACCCTGCGTGGGGGGTATCGGTGCAGGCGAGGTTAAGGAGGGTGCTCCCCGTAGAGAGAGCACCCTCCAACTCAGGAGATGGAGAAGGGAGACTCATGCTTCCTCTTCTTCATCCCAGTCGTCCCATTCCTCCTCTTTGGACTTCTTGGACTTTGGAGCAGCCTTCGGAGGCATGGGACCTGCCTTTACCCTCGGCTTCTCTTCTTCGTCTTCTTCGTCGTCGAAGAAGCGGAGCTTTTTGGCTTTTGCTGGGGCTTCTTTCTCTTCGTCTTCATCTTCCTCCTCCAGTTCTACCTTCTTGGTAGGTTTTTTGGCGACCGGCTCCTCTTCCTCTTCCCAATCGTCTTCCCACTCGTCCTCCTCCTCTTCTTCCACTACCTGTTTCTTGGCAGTGGACTTCTGGGAAGGTTTTGGGGCCGGTTCCTCTTCTTCCCAGTCCTCCTCCTCATCATCCTCTACCTGAGCAGGTTTCTTCGATGCTTCCTCTTCTTCCCAGTCTTCCTCCTCAGGAGAGGAAACGGTGATCTGGGGCTTGGATTCCATTGGCTTCGCTGCCTCGGGAGTGTTCTCTTCCTTCGGCTCGTCGATTTGCAGGAACATCGTTCGGATCTGCTCGTACGGGAGCTCAATCAAAAGGTCGTCAAGGCAATAGACCTTCTGGAGGATCTCCTCGTCGTAGGACTCCTTGCGAGACTTAAAGTCAATGGACTCCGCCTCGTAGTAAGCAAATCCTCCGAACGACTTCTCCGCAAAGCCAACCCGAAGTGTGAATCCATCCTCAAGGTGGAAGAACCGATCCCAACCTTCGTCCTCATCGGAATTGCGAATCCGGGCATCCAGCAGCTTCCCGAAAAGGTGGTAACTGATGTCCAAGATTTGCACGCCCTTATCGGGCTCCTTCGTGTCAATGACGTTGAAGAGCTGCCTCTGCTTCGGACTGAGGTCGCGGATCAGCTCCTCGTTCTCCTCGTTTGCCTCCTGAATGAGCTTCATCCGATGCTCGCAAATCGGGCAGCGAGCTTTGCGTGTCATCCGCGGGCAGATGACCATCTCCTGGTTTGGACCCACGCCACGGTGGACGTAGAAGGTCCGTTCCCAGTGGAGTGTTCCGGGGTCGGCATAAGGATTATCCTTCCCCGCCTCGTAGGGCAGGATGTCCAGATAGTGAACACCCGCCTTGGGTTTGAACAATGTAGCTCCTTGGGGGAGCTTGAGATAGCCGCTACCTGAGGTGGTGGTAGCCTGCTTCAATGCCCGGTCGCGGGCGTTGGTGTATCGCCGTTCCTGACTGCGTGCTCTCATTCTTCAACTCTCCTTCTCACTTTCTCCTTTGTCATCTCCTCAAGGGCCTGTTTTCCCCTCTCGGAAATCTTTGGGGCGCTGAAGTACCCCATGGCCAACAATTCAACCAGGAGTACCAGCGACCGCTTCTTATGATCTAAAGCGGAAACAACTGCAGAAGCCTTGTCGTATTCGTACCTCGCATCCAGAAATGCCTGATAGGCCTCCTTGTAGGCGGCCATGCCCCGAACTGCTGCGGAGATGGCATTCTCTGTTATCTTCTCGATGCCAAAATTTGACGGGTTGGCACGAACCTCCTTCTGCAGTTCGGCCTCAACCTCCTCCAACCTCGCCTTTGCTTGGTCCATCTCCTTTCGCTTCTCCGCAGCGAAGAAGGCGTATTTGGTGAATTCGGTCGGTAGCCGGATGCATTCCTTGTCAAGATTTAGCTCGTCAATCCTGACAACCTCTTTGACTTGGGCGACTGCGAGTTCGTTCATCGCACTATTATCTATTCAAAATGCAAAACTTCGTAGCAGGCGGCAGCAAGACCTGCCCTCTTCGAATCCCAAAAGTTGGCACTGAACACGTCGATCACCTTGAACGCCCGAGGCGCAAGTTTTCCACCACCGAGGAGGACTTTTCTGGCGTACTCTAGTACAAGATTTCGCACTGCCTCGGGGTCATCGTCAAGATTTGACAGGATCTTTGCCACGTCGGCCCATTGCGTTCTGGGATCGATAAGGGCCCTTGCAAGGTCGATTGCCTTATCCTTATTTAGGCTCATCGAACGGACTGCATCTACCTGCTGCTCTGGAGGGAGTTGGAGGACCTGCTCCAGGATCACCAGAGCTTTCCGCGCAGAGCCGTCCGCAGCCTCCACGATCTCGTCCACTACCTCCTCGCTGAGCTGTGCCCCCTCCTTGTATGCCACGCGTTGGATCAGAAGTGTCAAATCTTTGCGTGACAAAGGTTGGAGTTTAATTTCTGTACACCGGGTGATGATGGTTTTGAGGAGTTTCTGCGGGTCGGTCGTGCAGAGAACGAAGTAAACGTGGGACGGCGTGTCCTCTAAAATTTTCAAAAATGCGTTCTGGGCATCGTTGGTTAGCTTGTGGGCCTCATCAATCACCCACATCCGACACTTCCCGGCAAGGGGGTGGAGGCTACTGTACCGACGAATGTCCCGAATCATGTCGATTCCTTTGAAGTCGGCACAGTTCAGTTCTGTGAAGTCCGCATCGGAGCATTGCAAGACGTTTTTCAGGATACGAGCAATGGTGGTCTTTCCACATCCACTCGGACCGCTGAGGAGGATTGCGTGGGGGACCTGCCCCTTCTCGATCAGCTTGACGAGGCTGGAGACTGCAGCCTCCTGACCAAGTACACCCTTGAAAGTTTTAGGCCGATACTTTTTGTAGAGCTCCATTTTCGATCTCTTCTATTGTGGCGGGACGACCCTCAAACCAAATCTGTCCGTCTTTGAACTCAATGGGCCGCTTCTCGTACCAGTTGGTCGGGGCAACCTCGTATTCGATCTGAAGCGGCACGATCAGCCAGTCAAATGCCTCCCGAATCCGTTCTGTTGCAATTTCTTTGACCAGAGCAAAGTACTCCAACAGCTCTTCCTTCGGTACCTCCGCAATAAGGCTGTCGTGGATCTGGCCGACGATTTTTGCACGCATTTTCCTCCTTATTATCTCCTTTTGGACCTGGATCAGCGTCCACAGGAGACAATGGAATGCAGTCCCTTGGATCGGATAGTTCACCACAGAATTCCTCTGGTAGTAGCCGGAGATGACGAATCCGGTCAAGAGACGAAACTTCAAGGTTCTTTTATAGGCCTCATACCAGTCTTGTTTCCACTGGTCATAGACCGGGAACCATTCCTTCCAAAAGCGAAATTCTACCTGACGGACGTGCCATTCGAAGGTACCCGGACGGGGAGGTTTTCCATGCTCACAGTCTCCCCGTTCCTTGATGCCCTTCTCCTTCAACCATTCAATCATCGGTCGTCCGTCAGGTCCCTGTATCCCTTCTGCGTACCTCCAGAGGGCCCTCGTGCAGGAAAGGTAATAGTCTCCGTAGAACTGCGGGAAAACGAACTTGTTTTTGGAAGCATACCTCATCTCCTTGGTGACCTGATCCGGCTTGCACAGGAAGAGTTCTGCAGCCATGTCCCTGTGCATGTCCTTTCCGGGGGTCGTGATGTAGGAGATGAAGTTGGGATCCTTGTGGTAGCAAGCGGAGATGCAAACCTCGATCGCCTTGAAGTCGTTCTCCACCAGCCAGCAGCCCTCCCGGGGAACGAAGAGCCGGCGTACAATCTTCCCTGCTTCCTTTTCCCGAACTGGAAAATTTTGAAAATTTGGAGAGTCACTGGAGGAGCGGAAGGTCCTGGCTGTGTGCAGGGAGAAGAATGGATGGACCCTTCCGTTGATCATCTCCTTTTTGATGCCCCGAATGAAGGTCCTCAAGACCTTCTCATAGTGCATCCACTTGCTCCAGAGCTGGACAAATTCATTGTCAATTTCTGACAGGGCCTCTTCGTCCGTGGCAACCCTTCCCGTTCCAGTGCTCCGGCCAATGGAAATCCCGAGGTCCTGTGTCAAAACTTGTCCGAACTGCATCCTCGAAGTGAGCGATGCCGATCTCCCAAACCGTCTCCTCCACTTGTCCCACTCTGGAAAGGAGAGGAGCTTGGCTTTCATTTCTGAACATTTCTTCACCATCCTCTCCTCTGTCCGGTTCACCCTCTCCTCGTCCACCCCGATGCCGTTTTCCTCCGCACGCGAGAGCGCAAGGAGACCCTGCATCAACAGTCGAAATCCCCGCATGCGGAACTCGTCCATCTCCTGCATCTGCAGTCGGGCGAGGTGCCACTCCAACACCGCGTCCATTCCTCCATACTGGAGTAGGGTGTCCATGGAGATTTCTGAGATGCGGTTGACGCGGCGACCCGAAGGGATGTCAAAAAATGGCTCCACCTTCTCGTTGTACGGAGGAACACCGAGCCTCACAAACGCTTGGAACTTGAGCCCACAAACTCCTGGGCGGTTGTCGAGGCAGTGGGCTGCCAACATTGTGTCCCATCCCCAACGGGACACCCCATGGCCAAAGATTTTCCGTGTCCACCGTTCCTCCATCCGGAGGTTGGAAGCAATTTTTTGAGTATTTTTGGACCTTAGAAACCTCCCCACCTCCTCCGAGATCTTGGGAGTCCAAGGGAAGGCAATGGTGGTTTCCCCATTGGAGATGGAAAAGGAAACTACTTTCGCTTCCGGCCATTCAGGTTTCAGGCAATTGGTTTCGTAGTCCACTGCCACCCATCCACCTTTCTCGTCCATGACACGGAGGGTCTGGACTACCTCGCCCTCGTCGTACAGGATCCGAACCTGATCAGCAACCTCCAGAGGCTGAGGATCTTGCTCGATAGAAACTGCCTCCTTCAGATGTTGGTGGAAGAGTTTCTCAAGGACTGGGTCCTGGTTGCGGAGCAGGAAGGATGGATGGTAGGTAGGACATACCCAGAACCCCTTCAACGGAATCTTCCAGCCCACCCACCGTTCCAGATGGCCTATGTCCTTCCAATACTGCCCGATAACGGAGTGGAGGGCGGAGGCTCCAAGGGTGATGACAACACGTGGGCGGTATTGCTGCAGGAGGTTTAGAAGGTTGGGCCTGCAGTACTCGATCTCGTCCGCTGTCGGGGTTCGGTTCTTTTCCGGACGGCAAATAATGGCGTTGGTTGTGATGGCATCCCTGTCCAAATCAACGCCCAGCTCATCCAAGTGATGCCTCAACAACTGGCCGGACGAACCAATGAATGGACGGCCTCTCTTGTCCTCCTGCTCCCCTGGAGCCTCCCCTACCACCAGAATCTTTTTCTTTCCCTTCCCATAGGGAGGCATCTTGGGGGATAAACACTTCCTGAAGAGCCCGCACGTTCCGCAACGTGGGAGCGTGCCGGAAGGGACCGTCTTCAGGACCTCGGAAGAACTGAAGAATCCTATCATTCTTCCTCTGTCTTTGTTCCGAGGACAGTGACGTACTCCCAATCCGGCCCGGAGACCTTCAACCTTCCTTCTGTAATGATTGCCTTGTCATAATTTTCTGCAATGTGGCAGAGCAAGACAGGAGAAATAAGGAACCGCATTTCTGGTCCTTCGTACTCCACACCACCGATCTCTTCGTACCACCCGGACACACCTTCCCCACGAATCCTCACCTCCTTGCCGTCGATCGACACCTCAATCAACGGATCTCCTGCCTGATCCGAAGCAAAGACTGCAGCCCGTTCTGCTGCTTTTGCAATTGCTTTTGGAAGCTGAACAGGAGCTCCAGTAAAAGAAATGATCGAGTCCAGATTCGGATACTTTTCCACATACCTCCGGCAGGAGAAGATCAAGTCCTGATCATTTTTGAAATGAACCCAGGACTCCGTGACAGATATGTGGTCGATTCCGTACTGGACGGCCTCGACAATGGAGGATCCCCGAACCAGAATCGGTTCTGGTACCCCTGTCTTCATCCGGCACCTCATCAATTGGTGATTGTCGCAGGCCTCGATGTACTCCGGGGTGATGTGGATACAGGTGAGAACAAACTTGCTCTCGTCGCTGGAGACACATTGCTTGACCAGCTCTACTGAATGGGAGAACTCCTGCGGCAGAGGCTTCCATTCCCCCGGTTCCTCCACTTGTTCCACAGGAAGGAGAACCTCCGAATCCTTTACTACCGCAAATGCCTTCTGTTCCCCTTTGAACCGAATCTCCCCCGGAGACTCCGACACCAAGAGTTCAGGATCGTCAATCTTCTCGAGAATCTCCAGAAGTACATCTGCTTGGACAGCTCCAGTGATGTCCAGATCGGTCTTTTTCCTGCAGCAGATTTCATCGTTAAACGTCATCACCGTCCCCTGCAGGAAACAGAAACAACTGGACTGCTCCAGGAATTCCCGCTGGGAGACACCTGGCTGAACCATTCGCAGGTCCGTCAACAATTGCTCACGGTTTATTTTCATGTTTCTCCTTCTCCTTTCTTCTGATGTACGCCTTTAGTCGAATCTGCGCTCCCTTATCCCCATTCAGGATCTCGTAAAAGGTCAACATGATGTGAGGCTTCCTGTGTTTGATCAGGACCTCTGGCGTATCCCTCAGTCCTCCACTCCCCGAGAAGTAGATTCTCATAATCCAAACCCTCTCCTGTACCTCATCGAGCAACGATCTATTATCTTCGGATCCAGAGGATAGGGCCACGGTGGCCTGCTTTCTTCCAGATCCTTCAGGTAGTTAACATTTGCAATCAGGCGATACCGATAGTGGGACGCGAGCTGTTCCGCTGTCATTCCTAAATGGTGAATCCACCGATCTGCCATCCTTTTGACAGATGGAGAGCAATTAAGGTAGTGACCTCCTTTCACCCGGATCGCATCTGATTTCTCGGTGAACGATAATACGATCGGAGGTACATCATAGTCAAAAGTGCCGTCCTCGTCCGAGACAGGGACAAAGATTGTACCATAAGCCGCATACTTGACCCAGGTAGCCGAGTCCACAGAATACCAGGGATATCGACAGATAATCATCCAAGAGGCTATCGCAAACCCATGGGTTTTGACTATAGGATAGAAGCGGTTGGATTCCGGACAGATACGACAGAAGACCTCATCTGCCCACACAATGTACTCGTCTACAGGGGCTCCATGACCCAGGCCACCAATACCCACAAGTTCGTATTTTCCTGCTTCCAGATATCGATCGAGGTACTTCATCGGAGTTCCGAAGTGGACGACCGGTACAGGAACTATTCCATGCTCTTCCTCAAAATATTTCTGAACCTTCCATGTTAGTTCTGGATCAGTGATAACATCGACGTTGACAAAGAGAATATCATAATTCTGATGTTCCTTGATAAACTTGGCATATTCGTCGCAGTACTTCCGGAACTCCGATCCTGGGGAGAGGTCGTAGAAAGAGAAGTCTTTCTGACCTCGAAAAAACACAGGACTCTCCAGAGGTCGTCCATGTTTCCCGATCCTCTTCTGATACATCTTCCTCACATGGATGTTGTAGAGGGAGTAGGCCCCGGAGTCTATGAAAAGAGACTCTGCATGGACGTTGTCTAGATTTGTGCCAGTCTCAGAAATTCCTCCCTCGCCTTCTGATCTTCCAGAAGCACCCCCTTCAGGGCAGACGTCACCGTTTCGTGTCCCTGTTTGCTCAATCCCCTCGATTCCATGCACAGGTGTCGTGCCTTCACTACAACTCCCACTCCACGAGGTTTCAAGTGTGTCCATAAAGCATCCGCAATCTGTGTGGTCATCCGTTCCTGTACCTGAAGACGTCTGGCATAGATCTCCACAACCCTTCCCAATTTGGACAGTCCCACAATTCTCCGGTTCGGGATATAGGCAACCGTCACGCTCCCGAAGAAGGGGGCTAAATGATGCTCACAATGGGAGTAGAACGGTATCCCCCTCACCATCACCATCTCGTCGTACGACTCTCCGCCGTCTTCGAACGACTTCAGAACCGTCGCAGGGTCCACATTGTATCCCGAAGTCCATTCCTTCCATGCTTTGAGATATCGTTTTGGTGTTTCTCTTAACCCCTCCCTGTCGGGATTTTCCCCGATGTATCGAAGGAGCTCCCTTACAATCGCTTCTTCCATATCAGTATCCCCGAGAAACGTCTCCACCGAGAGGAACTACCGCACGGGAACGTGGGTCCAGAGAATCCACTGCGTAGAGCTTGTGAATCTGCCATCCGGCCCGGTACGGAAGCCCTTTATCTTTGATCCACTGGATGATCGCCTCCAACACCTTGGGATTCCGGCGCTGGCTCCACTCCGGATGGAGCCAAACCGAAGGGCCCGACCTCGTAGGCATAAACCCTTTCTGCTGGATCCAATCGGTATAGAACACGATGTCCTCCGGCACCTCCACTATTATCTTGAACTCGCTGGCGTTTCTCACGTTCTCTTCCAGCAGAGGTGCCCACTTTTTTGGAGAAACCGTGATCCAATCAAACCTCCCCCTCGGAAGAAATGCTCCCGACGTCTCCAGATGCACGGCGATCCCCTCCTTGGAGAGGAGCTCTGTCAGGGGACCAAGGTCGTGGATCGTAGGCTCCCCTCCGGTGATCACCACCATCTCCGCCCCCGTCTGAAGGGCCTCCTGCACGAGCTGCTCCTCGGAGAGCCTCTCAATCTGGTCAGGGATCCAGTCCGGATGCCACGTGCCTGCACTATCGCACCACGGGCAATGGATGGGGCAACCAAACAAGCGGATGAAAAATGCCCGCTTGCCCATGTGGCAGCCTTCACCCTGGAAGGTGAAGAACCGTTCATGAACGGGATATCGCATCCTTCAGTACCTGTTCCAGAGATTCCCAACGCTGGTGTTCATCCCGGAGGACCTCCAGAGATCGGTCGTCTTTACCTTTCGACCGATTCTGCAGCCTCTCCGCAATGACATGGGAGATGCAGTCCTTTTGGGTCCGCACCCACCACAAGAGATCACGCAACACGATCGGGTTCATACCGGCACCAGTTTCTTTCGTCTTCATAACAGATAACCGCAGTCACCTTCAATCCCCGTTGCTTCGCATCCGGGAAATACTTCTCCAGTTGATGCATGATCTTTTCATAGAGGTATTTCGACAATCCCTCCATGCTGCAATCCGGAACGATGGTCAGCTCTGCCAACTTCTTGTCCTCCAGAAGCTCCAGCAGCATCAGAAACGGATCATTCTCATTAAGGATCAGTCTGTGATCAAACTCGTCGTCTATCATCTGCTGGATCCATCTGAGCTTGCCCACATCCACCACAAACCCGCATGAATCCAAGGTGTCTGCAGAGAACTCCACCTCGAAAACCCAGTTGTGGCCATGGATCTGGGAGCAGTGGCCGGGATGTTTCGGCTGACGATGAGCAGCCGGGACCGACTTAAACCTCTTCGTTATCTTGTACGGCATATTCCTCCTTCAATCTGTAGTACACGATTTTCTTCTTCTCGTAAATACCCTGGGACATGCCTATTCGAATGCGACT